GATGCAGCTAAAATACTTAAAGTATCTAAAGCACAGATATCAAGATTTCTTGCAGCATATCAAGAAGATTTAGAATCGGAAAAAGCACAAGCTGATTGGGATGTACCTGAACAAGCTATTGAAGCATTAGAGTCATTTGTAGAATTTAGAAATAGATATTTTTTAACGGAGAAGGGTATTCCATTTGAAACTGCACCATTCCATATGGAGTGGATTAATTCACTTAACAAAGCTATAGAAGAAGGTGGACAGCAAATGATACTGTCACCTCCACGTCATGGTAAGACTGAGTTGTTAATTCACTTTACTATTTGGCGTATTATGAAAAATCCTAACATAAGAATTATGTGGGTAGGTGGTAATGAAGATATTGCAAAGAACTCAGTGTCTTCTGTAATAGATACATTAGAGTCAAACGAAGGACTTAAAGAAGATTTTTGTGGACCAGGTGGTACGTTTAAACCTAAAACAAGAACTGGTAAATCTTGGTCACAAAATGGTTTTACTGTATCTACAAGAACAGTACACGGTATAAAATCACCAACGCTTATTGGTATAGGTAAGGGTGGTAAGATACTTTCTCGTGACTGTGATTTAATTATTGCAGATGACATTGAAGACCACGCTTCTACTGCACAACCACGTGCAAGACATAATACAAAAAACTGGTGGACAACAACGTTGGCATCACGTAAAGAGGAACATACAGCTATTATTGTTATTGGTTCAAGACAGCATCCTGACGATATCTATAGTTCCTTATTAGATTCAGAAGCATGGGAAACTATCGTGGAAGAAGCACATGATTCAGGTTGTCAAATACCTGAGTTAGAAGAAGAAGAACACGTAGACTGTATGTTATGGTCAGGATTTAGAACATACAAATGGTTAATGTCAAGACGTAGAGATGCTATGACTACAGGTGGTTTACAAAGATTTGAAATGGTTTATCAGAATAGACCAGGAGAAGGTGGAGCATCTATTTTTAATGTAGAAGCAATTACAGAATGTATGGACAATACGCAAGTAGTAGGAAAGATACCAAGAAACTCCTATTTAGTTGCAGGACTAGACCCTGCAGCATCAGGTTATCAAGCAGCATTTTTATGGGCAATATTAGATAATGGGGAAGATTCTCTATTACAGATGATAGATATACAAAATAACAAAGGTGGTGGTATAGAAGAAGCATTACAAGTTATTAAAGAATGGCACAAAATGTATAACTTATATCACTGGGTTATTGAAGAAAACAACTTTCAGAAAGCTATACGTCAAGACCCTAGGATAAAAGAATATGCAAATGTAAATGGAATTATTCTTGAAGGACATGAAACCTATAAAAACAAATGGGATAGTCACTTTGGTGTAACTTCTTTAGCTCCTATGTTTCAAGATAAACTAATTGTTTTGCCATACGGTAATACAGAGTCACAGATTAAATCTGAAATGTATAGGAAACAGTTATCTTATTTTTCTGCCAAACGGAAAAATGTATACAAATCTGATATAGTTATGGCAAGTTGGTTTCCAATTAAGGTTTTGCGTAAGTTGCAAAAAGCTCATTATTCTGATATGGGAATTGACTACACTCCTAGCTATGATGGCTTTGATGTAGTAGAATGGAATGACGCTCCATGGAGATAGATTGTTAGTAGAAGATATTTTAAATAGAACCACGCATCTTAAAGAAATGCATGATGAAGCTCTGCCTGATAGAGCAAGGTTTAGAGCAATTATGAATGGTGGGGAACAAGGACTAGCAGCATTACTCGGTCCTGCATTAAACAACATGGATTCAGAATTACTTCCTGCTCCAAACTTATTAGTATCTGCACTAGACAGACTAGCTCAGAAGATAGGTAGAGCGCCTGCTTTAGATGTTCATATCACAAACCCTAGAGATAGTGAAAGAAATAAAAAGAAAAAAGATAAGTTAGAACGTGTAGTTACTGCTTATGACCAATTTCAAAATTTAGATTTACAATTACCACAAGTTGCTAGATGGCTACCAGGTTATGGATTTGCTGTATGGGTTATTACTACAAAGACAGACCCACAAGGTAATGTATATCCAACAGCAGAACTAAGAGACCCTTACTCTACATTCCCTGGATATCAAGGTGCTAATCAAATGGCAGAAGAACTTGTGTCAATTAGAAAAGTACCAGGAGAATATCTAGTAGAAATGTATCCTGAACTTAAAGGTTGGTTTAATGACCAAGGTCGTAAAACAAATGAACCTTATAACTTTGTATCAGGCTTATATACAAATCCAGGACAAGATGGTTCATGGGAAAATCAAAATGAATCAGGTGAAGTTATTGTTGAATATATTAATCCTGAAGGTACATACATAGTACACGTAGCGTCAAAAACTATAGTTGACTTTGTACCTAATCCATTGAAATCAGGACCTGCATTTGTTTGTGTAAAGAGATATTCTTTTGACCAAATACAAGGACAGTTTGACCAAGTTATAGGATTAATGGCTGCTATGGCAAAGATAAACATTATGTCAATCATTGCTATGGAAGATGCTGTATTTACAGAAACAAACATAGTTGGTGAAATAGAATCAGGACAATATAGAAAAGGTAGAAATGCTATTAACTATTTGTCACCAGGTTCACAAGTTATAAAACCAGTAACCAACTTACCGTATCAGTTGTTTGACCAAGTATCAAGACTAGAAAGACACCTAAGAACAGTCGCAGGTTACCCAGTACAAGATGACTCTATATCTCCTAATAGCTTTGTAACAGGTAGAGGATTAGAAGAACTACAAGCAGGTATTGGAGCTATGGTTAATGAATATCACAAAGTATTACAAGTTGGTATACAACAAATAGATTACAAAAGATTAGAGCTTGATGAATTAGTTTTGAATAAACGTAAACCTTTAGTAGGTACACTACGAGGTTCAGCGTTTGCTGAAAACTATACACCAGGTACAGATATTGATGGTAACTATCTTACAAGACGTAAGTATGGTGCTATGGCTACATTTGATGAAGCAGGAAAAGTTATTACAGGTTTGCAATTATTACAAGCAGGTATTATAGACAAAGAGACTATGCAGCGTGAAATGGATGGACTAGATGATTTACAAGCTATTAATGAACGTATTACAAAAGATAAAGCAGAAGAAGTTATGTTTCAATCTTTGTTAGCTAGAGCTAGTAACAATGACGCTAAAGCACAAATGGCATTAGTTGAGATATACAATAAACCAAATTCTATAGGTCAGATACTTAAAAAGTTTTTTACAGCAGAAGAACCACAACCAAACCCTGAAGAAGCAATGATGGCAGGAATGGGTGGACCATCACCGCAAGCAGGTGGACCTCCTCCTAATCCACAAGATGTATTAAGTCTCTTACAACAAGGAGCGTAATGGCAGACAATATGAATTTTGATAGGACTAACAGTCTGTTTCATCAAATTATTATGGCTGAAGATTGGGAAGTAAACAAAGTTGATGTAGCTGAGCTATACTTAAATGACCAACTACAAGAAGACAATAGTGTTGAAGAGTGGATAGACATGAATGGCTTAACAGTTATTTATGTACCAGGATTCGGTAAATTACAAATGGTATGGATAGAGGACGATAATGACACGAGGAGTTAAAAAAGGTGCATTTGCAATAGATGCACAAAGAGGAGAAGGTTCAGCAGCAAGAGAAGCTGCACTTAGAGGCGCACCATTGCTACCTGAAGATAAAGCAGCTATGACTGAAATGCCTATTAACATGGAAAGACCTCCTGAGCAAGCTCAACAAAATATACAAGCACAACAGTTGATGGGAAATGCATTTGGAGCAACTAACGATACAACTCCAATGATGCAACAAAGTCCAACGTTTGATGAATTTGAAATCGTTGACCCAGGTCAAGCATCAAACACGAATATGATACTTGCAGCTATAAACGATTTACTGGGAGGTAGTGAAGAAGCAAGCGCTATGATAATATAATTATGGCATTTTACGCTTACGAACCACCTGACCTCGAAGAAGATTACATAAATAAATCTAATGAACGAGAACAAAAATATAATGCTATTAAACAAACTATTCAACAAAAACCTCAAGTTGGTAATAATTTAGAAGACATTGTAAATAAATGGGGTAACGTTCTACCTAAAGACATAATGGTTGGTAGTGCTTTAATGGGTTTTTCTTCTATATCTCCTGAAGTAGGTTTACTGTTAGAAAGATACGAAGAGTTAGAAAAAGAAAAGAACTCAAGTTTTTGGGAAAAAACAAAAGCAGCAGGTAGAGGACTTGTAAGAAATGCTTTTGTTGGTATGGATTCTTTAGCAGAAGCTACAGTTAAAAGACCTTTTCAAGCATCAGCACGTTCATTAATAGACAATGGAATGAATGTAAACCTAGCATATTTACACACACTTACAAACTTAGTTGGTTTAGATAAACCAATAATGGAAATGACAATGGGTGGAGAAGCGTACGGTAATTTTCGTAAAGATTATGAAACAGCTAAAGACGAACTAGGACCTACAACTGCAGGATATGCAATACAAGAAATGGCTAAAGGTAATAGAGTAAACCTAGGACGTGGATATTTTGGTAACTCTACACTTGCTAGAGATACAGATATATATAAAGAGCTATCACAAACTATATCTGACCCGCAACAATTATCTGCAATAGAGAAAGTTATACAGGGACAACTTGGTTTTGATATAACAGGAACACAAAGAGAAAAGTTAGAATCTAATAAATACCGTGGTGTAACTATAAGTCCTGGAAGAGTAGCTGCAGTACAAATGGCTGAACCAGGAACAGATAGGTTTAAGTTTATATCAGGTCTTATTGATGGTGCTGTTACTTTAGGATTAGACCCTGCAAACCTTGCAGGTGCATGGGTTGGTAAACTTGGAAAAGCAGGTAAAGCATTTTCTGTTGGTGAAAAAGTATCTAGTGGAGGCAATGTAGGAGCAAGAACTCTTATAGGTCAAGGCAATAGATTGTTTCAAACAGTTAAAGTATCAGATGAAGCAGTTACTGCTAATGTTTTTAAAATGTCAGATGCTGCTCAGTATAAAAATGTTGTAGGTGTTGATGTAGGAGAAACAATACTTCGTGGTGACATCACATACACTATGGATGAATTAAATGAAATAGCTAGAGCCAATGGTAGAAAAGGCGCACAGATAAACAATAGTAGACAGTATCAAGAATTTTTAAGAGCTAATCGTTATGGTGAAGGTTATACACGTGGTGTAGATGACAAGTTTGTACACAATATAAAATTTTATGACAATGCAGAACTTCGTAATGGAAAATTTACAGAAGGTTTAAGAACAGGAACTGGTGGTAGTTTTGTAGACAACGCAATATTAAACATGACTGGTAATAAGATGGCTGACTTAGTAAATCTAAATAAAGTTAAAAATAATAAATTTGCATTGTTTTTAAACAGATATGGTAGTGATATTACTTTTGATGAAGAAGTTGGTAGAGCTGTTTTAAAGTGGGTAGATGCAGATGAAAGTCATATAAAAGAATTTTATAAATGGTTTAAGTCTGACCATAAGTGGCAAGCTAAACAATTCGACACTATGGATGAGCTGATAGATAATACTATACTCCATGAGCTAGCACACACTTGGGTTGCTAAAGGTAAATCACCAAAACAATTTGCATTAGATAAATCTATTTGGAATCCACTGGGCAAGGCTGCACGAAGACGAAGAAGAGATAAAGCCTTTTCTAAGTGGAACAAAGATAGAGAACCACAAAGTGTAATGGGATTAAAGTCTCAATGGGATTTAGAACGAGATGTTGAACAAATGGTTACTAACTTTAAGAATAGACATATAGCAGATATTGAAGGTGCTAAAAATGCATCAGGATTACAAAAGTTTTTAAAACCATCATTAAATAAAACAGATTTTGAAGAATGGCATATGACAACAGGTAAAGCTATTTATGAATTTATATCAGATGGTGTAACCAATAAGTCATTAGATTATGAAAGTTTAAGACAGCTTATGCCTGAAGCTAGTCCTTCTACTCTACAAGATATATTAGAAAATCCTAATGTAGGAAATGTATCAGAAAGTATTGCTAGAGAAGTTAGAACTGGTGGTATAACAAAACGACTAGACCCATATAGCTATGCTTTCAAAGGTAGCGTATCAAGAAATGCAGGTAAGTTACTAGGAAAAGCAGGAAGAGTTGCAGGTGACGGTAACTTAGTAGATTTATCTGATATGGGTAATTTCTTAGGAGTATCTGCTGTAGCTAAAAGAACTTTTAAAGATACTGCTATTGCTAGAATATTTGGTCAGGTTAGTCCTACATTTATTACTTCTGCTTCACACACACAAGGATTAAAAGAAATGGAAAAACTTATAAAGTCTTTACCTTTTGAAAAGAACATTAAACAAGATTTATATAAAAAACTTGCAACTACAGATGCAGCTATATTAGGTCAGTTTGCTGAACAAGGTACATACTCAAAACTAAGACAAACCGAAGAATTTTTTAAACTACTTATAGGAGACGGTACACCAAAGAATGCAGGTGTGTTAGGAGAACTGCAAAAGATAATGACATCTCAAGGTTTTCCTGGTCCTTTAGCAGGTGGTATTACAAAATTTATTGGAGAGATAGATGATGCAAGAAAGTATTGGGTATCTTTAGTAGGAGAACATATTGTTGATGTTGGGTTCGGTACTTCAAAAACATCTACAAAAGCAGCAGATACAGCATTTGATATGATTAAAACAGAACTTGATTTAGAAAAACTTGAAGGTTTAGCTAGAGCAGGTAAAGCTGATGAGATTTCTGAGTTTATGATTACACTAGGTAATCAAGAAATAGCACAACCTACTGCAATGCTTATGTCAGAAATGCTTGTAGGTAATATTCCTTTGTTTGATACCAACGAAGTATTTAGAGTTTTAGGTACATATCGTAACTCTCTGTTAAAAATCTCAGGGTTAAGTACATTAACTGGTCTTAAAAGATTAGACTTACCACAGCTATTAGGTAAACAACTAGATAGAAACCCTGTATTGTCTTTAGCTAAAACTAATGATGAGTTTAAAAAGTTCTTATCTAATTGGGAATTGCCAGTTAAAGCACCTTCAGATAAGAAAGTTAAACAGTCCTACATTCGAGAGTTACAACTTAAAGCTAAACAAGAAGTTATAGAACAATATGAAAAAATATCAGGAACTACTTTAAATGCTAAAAGCTCAGATGAGATTGCTGAACTTATTGATGATGAAACATTTGAGATACTTAATCAGTTAACAACACCTACACAGATAAACACAGCACTTAATGTAGGTAACATATCCTCTAATGCTGTTACTAAGAATATAGCAAAATTGTTTTATTCACAAATAGCTACAGATGAAGGTGTAAAACTTGTTAACAAAGCATACATACGTTGGGCAAACAACGCAATGCAACAAGCATGGAAACCTTTTACATTGTTAAGATTAGCGTGGACAACAAGGGTTATTGCAGAAGAGCAATTAAGAATGTTTGCAGCAGACATGACTAATGTATGGTCACATCCTGTAGCTCATATGAGTTATGTTCTCAAACCCGATAGTAATTTAGTAAATAATATAAGTAAGGCTTTAGATATATTACCTTTTCCTGATGACGTAAGACTTGGAGAAAAGTTTGTAGCAGGTTTAAAAAAAGGAGAAGTAGATATTTTAGGTAGAAAGATGTCTGAAGAACTTTTATTTAAACAAGCAATGTCAAGAGGTTCTAATGGAATTATGATGCGTAAAGCATCTTCTGTAGATAGATTCTTTAAAACTATTAAAAGAGATTCTGTTACTAATAGTACTAAAAGCCGTAGACAATACGCTAAAGGTTGGTTAACAGAAATGACACAGCTAGCTGATGATGAGTTAATGGTTGTTATTGCTAATGTACTAGCAGATAATGGTAAAGCTACAAGAACACCATTTAGAAACCTAGATGAATTAGGAGACTACTTAACAGGTAATTTTCCTGCAGAAAGATTAGCTGTATTAGATAATACTAAATCTGCACAAGCAGCTAAGAAAACATTTATGGAATGGACTAATAGTGGTGATGCCATAACTAATACAGGTAGGCAAATGATTCGTGGTGACAAAGACAGAACTATGGAGTTACTGCAATCATACGCTGCTAGACTATATGACAAAGTAGGTGGTGGTGGTGGATTTAAAAAATATGTACAAAACCCAAAACTTGACCCTGATAAAATACCTGACTTATCTACAGTATCTTTTGAAGAAGCATTAGAAAAAGGATACATTGTTGAAATAAATAAAGGTGTAGTTTATAAAAACCCAGGAGCAAATGATGGTGATTTACCTATACGTATGTTGTATGAACTTGTTCCAGGAGATAAAACATTTCAATACATAGAGTGGATTGCTAATAGAAAGCTAATGATAAACACTAAAACTAGAAGTTTTGAAATGCCATTGAATGGTCTGAACACTGAAAGACAATTTAAAACAGGTACAAAGATACTTAGTGACTATGCAGAGAATGGACCTGACGTAGTAAAAGTATCTAAGAAGATGATTAATGATGTAGATGTAAAATCATACAATGGAGCTATTGAAAGAGCGTTTGATTTCTTTATGTCAACGCCAACAAACAAACTATCAAGAGCGCCTGCTTTTAAACAGTTTTACTATCGTAACTTAGAAAAGATGGCAGACAGATTTGAAGCAGATACTTTAGCAGAGCTATACAAGAACAAAGACATCATGGAAGCTATGCCAAAATCTACTAGACAATATCTTGACCAGTTAGTACCTAAACCAAAAGGTACTGGTGTAAGTGTAGATGAGTTAGAAAATATTGATGATTTTCTTAAAGCTACAGCATTATCAGAAACAGAAGAATTACTATATAGCTTAAACAACAGGTCACAGTTTACACAGGCTAATGCATTGCTATTTCCTTTCGCTGAAGTTCATTTAGAAATAGCTAAAACGTGGACAAGATTACTTACAGAAAACCCTAGAAAACTACGTAAGTTACAAATAACAACAGATACTTTAAAAGAAGGTAATCCATTTAACTTTGATTTCTTAGGTGGGGATGCAGCAGATGATAAGCCTATGGTATATACTGATGAACTCACAAACGAAGAAGTATTTGTATATCCATTAGTAGACCCTATACTTAGAAACTTTTTCCAAAATGTACAAAGTAGAGACCTAGGTGGACAGCAACCTAGAAGTGAAGTAAACCTTAGAGCTGTAGGATTTACGTCATCAGCAAACATAGTTGCAGGTGGTTTAGTTCCTGGAGTAGGACCTGTAGCACAGATAGCAGCAAAAGCAATTATGCCTAATATGAAAGAAACTTCTGCATTATACGAGTTTATATTTCCTTTTGGTGAACCATCAGGTAATGCTGTAGAACAAGCAGCAGATTACTTATTACCTGAATGGATTCAAAAATTAGGTTCTGCAATAAGTACAAGTCCTCAGTCTTGGTCAAGAGCTTACTCTAATACACAGAAAGAAGTACTAAGAGCTAAGTTAGTTAGTGGTGCTATAGAGCAAGGTCGTGAACCAAGAACACAAGATGAGATGAATAAGATTTTACAGAGAACAAAACAAGATGCACTTGTTATGCATTTAATTAAATCAGCAGCACAGTTTACTTTTGTGTCTCCATCATTTAGATGGGAGCTAGAGGTAGAACCTGGAAAAAGTATGCATGTAGACCCTAAGTATTTGAGAGATAGAGGTATAGACCCTGAAGGTAGAATATTTGGATTCAATGTTTTACAAAGTGTGTACGGTAGATTACTTGGAGAATACGAGGATGAAGTTATAGCTACTCAAGTATTTACACACTTATTTGGTACTGACCCAACCGCATTGATTATTTCAAAGTCAAAAGAAATAAGAAGAGTACCTTATACAGATGAAGCATTAGATTATGCAATGGACAATGAAGAAAAATATAAAATTTATCCTGATATGTTTTACTATGTAAGACCTGATATTGGAACAGATGAATTCGTTATGGCATCTTGGGTTAACTCTTTTGATGACAATTATCTAGGAGATTATTCTGCTAGAACAGACTTAGACTTAGGAGAGTGGGCGCAATTACACAATCAAGCTGCAGGAAGAATGGCTCTTGAAAGATACAGAAGAGTTATAACTGACCCAAATAGTCCACAGTTTGTACCAGACGAAGCTATTAGAGAGATTATGGTTACGACATACAAAGATACTTTAGCTGATTATTTTCCTGGTTATTTAGAAAAACCTAGGACAGAAAGTCCTACAGACTTAGGAACTAAACTAAAACAGTTGTATCAAATGTCTGAAGACCCTGATTTACAGAATGAAGAAGTTATAAAAGGTTTAAAGATATGGCTAGAAAGTTATGATAATATACTTACAGTACGTTCAACAGAGACAGGTAGACCTGGTTCTGACCCAACAAACGCTAATTGGTATTTAGCAAGAGACCAATTAAGATTAAAAGGACAAGAGATATCTAAAGCATATCCTTTGTTTAGCTTTTTAAATGAACAAGTTTTGGATAGAATACTCAGAGAGAATGAAGAAGAGTTGATAAGATACGGCTATACTTATAACCAACAATTATATAAGGCAGACCAATAATGTGGAAACTAATTTCTAAAGTATTATTTACAAACTCAGGTGCAGTTTCAGAATTTACTGCAGCTACTTCTACTGATTATTCTAAAGCATTATGGTATAACACTGATACGGGTGAAGTAAGAAATGCAGTAGATACAGCAGGAATACCTATTACCGACTATACATTATTTGAACAAAGATTAGAAGAAGGACAAAGAACTGGTGCAGCATCAGGACCAAATCAAACTCCAGGACCTGAAGTTGGTTCAGGTGGAGTTATACCTAGAGCTTTATCACCGAGCGAAATTGACCAAGCTGTTAAAGAATATTACACAGACCCTAACTATAAACCTCCGTATGGATTTGTAATTAATGATGATGGGGAACTAGAAGAAATGGAAAAGGATGAAGATGGAGAGTATCTTTTTCCTGGAATCAACGACCCTGTTGCACCACTTACACCTGATGAAGCTATACAGCTTAGGCTAGGTACTCAGGGAGTAACACAGTTTTTAGGATTTGAAGGAACTTTGGGAACACCTTTAGGATATAAAGGTGCAGGTGAGGGATATGGTGACAATCCTGTGTATATCACACCACTAATAACAACCCTGTTTATGGACGATATGTTAGGAGAACAATACGTCCGAGACTTACAAACTAAGTTAGTTAAATCAGGTTATCTTGTTGGTGGTTTTGATGCTGGAACAATGGACGCACCTACAATAGCAGCTATATCTGCATCAATGACATCACACAACCTTGAAGGTAGAGTGCCGTATTTTGATGATGGTTTTGCTATAGAAGGTGCGTTACTTACTTTATCTACAACAGTAGGAATAAATGAGGATGGTGAAGTAGTAGAACAAATTATAAACCCTTCTAACCCTAATCAGATTATTTATTCAGGTGATGCAGCAAAACAATATAAGAGTCAGTATGCATTTACAGAAGACAAGAAAAGAGAAATTAGAGATTTTTATTTTAATGAATTAGATACAGATGTTAATGATTTAGAAGAACGTTTATTAGATAACTATACAGTAGATGTACCTAAGTATGACACTGAGTCTGCAGGATACATAGCTATGAATGCAGTACGTAACTACTTTGGTGGTGCAGATAAAATTAGTTTTACACAAGCTCAGTCTTTAGCAGGAGTTGTTAATTCGTTACTTGAAGTAACTAAACGTGATATGGATGGAATGGTTACACAAAACATTAAACAAGATATAGATGCACAAGTTAAACAGTTAGGTTATGAAGGATGGTTGGATAAGTATGGAAGTGAAGAAGGATACAAACAATCTCTTAAACAACAATATCCTTTTGCAGATGACCAAATGTTAGATACATTAGTTTCTACAAAGATGAAAGAGTTTAGGGTTGAGACAAGTCAAGAGCTTGGACCTTCAGCAACACCAGGTAATCCGTTTGCATTAACAGGACAGAATGAAAGATTTTCTGCATTATTTAATGGAAGGCTCAATAGAGCTATTGATAATATATACGGTGAGGAAAAAGATTTTTCTGCAAGGCAAAGTGCATTTGATGCTGCTACAGCTAACTTTGCACAAGCATCACGTAGTCTAAGAAATTTAGGTAGAGGAGCATAATGGCAAAGGTAACTGCTCAAGAGATTGTAAAATATTTAGAGAATGCAGGAGCTTCAAAAGAAGATATTCCTACATTAGTTATGACTGCTTTTTATGAATCAAACTTTGAGACTGAAGCACAGAATGATACAACAAAAGCTATAGGCTTATTTCAAATAAATGCAAGTTCTTTTTATGATGACAACAATGAACCTGACCCATCATTAAGTAAATTTTTTAAATCTACAGGTAATACATTGTCTGAATCAGATTTTGAAGAAGCATTGAAAGACCCACAGTATAATGCAAACTTTGCGATATCTTATTTAAATGACGTAAAAGCTAATCCTGAACAGTTTCCTATAGTCAGAGATAATAACAATAATCCTTTCTCAGTATGGGAAGGATACACAGATTATGTAGAACCTTATCTAAATGGTCAAATGCCTAAAGGTAGAGGCACTGATGCAGCAGGACAAAAGTCAGATGTGATTGCAGGTATCAATGCGTATGTTGATGCATTCTATAGTACAGGTTCAGAAACATTAGGAGAAGAACCACAAGCCTCAGATGCACCTGATATAGAAGCACCTGAAGTTGTTGGTGGTGGTGATTTCAGAGGTGGTCTAGGTCAGGAAAGAAGAATTAAAAACTTTACGGAAAGAGAGATAGTATCTTTTGAAAGGTCTAGGGATAAGATTGCACAGAAAATTAATCCTTCAGACCCTACTAATCCTGAGACTATAAGACAATCTTCATTGATGTTAGCTAGCTTGAAAGGATTAGATACAGCAGAAATACCTATAGATGTACGTTCTAATTACTCAGAGTTAGATACAGTTATACTAAACTTTTTAGGAGAGCTTAGTAAGAAAAAAGTAGAAGGTGCTAAATAATGGAAGAATACGATTTCACTTTATCTGAAGAAGAGTTAAACAAAATTATAGACGAATCTCTCAGTGCTGCTCCTCCAATAGAGGATATGCCTGTAGCTGATACATTAATTAAAGGTGATGATGGTTTGTTTTACTTTATATATACATTAAAAGCAGAAGACATAGATGGTCTTGACCAAGATGTAACAGTGTATTACACAGACACAACAAACTATAAACAAAGTTTTACTACAGGTAATGTAGATGATATAAAAGCTAGTGGATTATTCTTTGGAGATTTATCTGAAGTAGATACAAGAATGAAAGGTAGAAACCCTCTCAATCTATTGTTAGATGATTTAAAAGACGAACTTAAATTAAATGATTATATTCTTAAAGCTGCTGAGTCTGATGGTAACTTTAATGCAGTAGGAGTATTTTTAGAATCTTTATTCGAGGGAAGACCTGCAGAGTACAAGGATTATGCTATTGCTAGTGATTACATAAATGCTTTATCAGGAGACCAGTTAGCATACTTTAAAGCTCAGGCATTAGGTACTGACCCTAAAGCCAATGCAACTTTAAGAAGACTACAAGATACTGCAAAGATAGAACTTGCAGGATTAGTTTCTAAGTATGCACAGTATGAAGTACCACAAGATGTATTAGATTATTTATATGACCAAAGAGTTAAAGGTATTCTTACAAAAGAATCATTAGCTGAACAGTATAAGTTATTAGTATTTCCTGAAATTCCAGGATTTAGAAATGACGATATTGTTGAGTTTATGTCATCTCGAGATATATCTATACCTGATAACTTAGCTTACATTGATAAAGCTAAAGACCAAGTTAATGCAAAAGTAGGACCGTACTTATCAGGGTTGTTTACAGATGATGACTATAGAACATTTAGTAATGTCTTAGCTGAAACTAATGGCTCACAGTTATTAGATGCACAACTTCAAACAGTATGGGATGAGAATGTAGCGGATAAATACAAAGGTAAAAACTACACTACCTCTGTTATTGGCATTAGAACTATGGCAAATAGATACGGTAGGCTTGATGAGACAGGTAGAGATAGAGATTTAGTTTATAATTTGTTTACTATTGATGACCCAAGTGAACAAAGAAAACAAGCAACAGCACACTTCCTTAACGTAGGAGATGAAGGTGCATTGCAAAAGATGGGTCAAGATTTATCTAAGCTAGGATTTAGTCCAGTATATCTTAGCCCGACAATAACAGGACAAGGATAATGGAATTTACAGAAGAAGATTTTAAAAAAGGTGTAAAAATATATAGATATGATTCACCTCCAGGAGGAGATGAAGCATTTAATCAAGAAGACTTAGACAAATTATTAGGAGAAGGATATTCTTTAACAGATAATCGTGCTACAGATACTGATACAGACGAAGGTGATGATGATTTAACTGGGGACTTTAGTTCATTGTTTAATAAACTAAGCACTGCTATAGAAAACATAGGAGCTTCTAGTACAAGCTCTCCTGATTTTGTAGCTACTCCTCAACAGATAGAAGATTTAATACCTTGGTTAGCAGGTAAAGGTAACTTGTTACAAGAGTATACAAATCAGTACATAGAGACAGGTAGTGCAGAGTTTGCATTAGCTGCAGTTAGAAACTTAGGTGAGTATGCAGAGTATTATCCTGGTATCAAAAGAGGTGATGGTTCATTAAGAATGAATGAATCACAGTACGAACAAGTTCGTGAAGGTTTTTATAGAATATTATTAGAGAATGATTTAAACCCTATTGTCTTTGAAGCAAGAGGTAAAGTAGCTGCATTAATTGCAGGAGACGTGAGCGTTGCAGAATTTAAAGGTAGAATAGAATCAACAAGACAAGCATTTAGAGATAACCCTATAGCAGATGAAATTAAAACTTATTATTCAGCTAACTTCGATATTGATTTGTCTGACAATGCTGTATTTGCAGCAGCACTTGACCCTGACATTTCTATAGGAATATTACAAGGTCAGATACAACAAGCAGAACTAGGAGCAGAAGCTGCATTAAGAAACTTAGATTTATCTACAGAACAAGCACAAAGATTAATACAAGCAGGTATTACACAATCAGGTGGTCAAAGGTTATTTAGTAGAGCTTCAGAGTATATTCAAAGACTAAACAGACTACGTACAGGACAAGGTAGAACCACTGAGATAGGACTACAAGATATTATTTCTTCAGAAGTACAACAAGACCCTCAAGCTGTAATAGAACAACAGCGTATTCTTAATCAACAAGCATCTCTCAGCTCATTAGATACAGGTGCTAGGAAAACACAAACAGGAGAAGTTGCAGGCTTAGAAGAAGTCTAGTATACTACATGTAGTGCCTGACGAGTTCGGCACACTAAATATAGGGTCGTATTCGAGAGAACCTCCAAGGTGTTCTCTTTGTTGTTCGCAAACCCTTGTGTAACAATCCCTTTAATTACCTAGCGATTAATGTATATGGGATTTTATATGCTAGAGAAGATGGAGAATATAAATGACAGAAGAACAAATTAATACAGAATCATCTGATGATAATGCTATAGCTCAACTAAGAGATGAATACAAACGTCTCAAGGCTGAGAATAAAGCATATAAACAGAACGTTATGAATTCTGCTTTGCAATCAATCGGATTAGAAGCTGATAAAGGCATAGGTAAGGCTGTGACTAAATTGTATGATGGTGAAATGAATAGTGAATCTATCGCACAGTTTGTACAAGAAGAGTTTGGTGAAGGAGTTGCTAATGTAACTAATGAGCCAGTTCAAGAGCCTACTGTTGCTGACAACGTTGTTCAAGCTCAATCACGTGTAGAGCAACTAAATAAAGTTGGAGTAGACAATAAGCCACTGGATACAATGGCTGAGTTCAAACAATTTGTTAATTCTTCAGAAACAAGTACAAAACAATCTATCGCTGCCAAATTGGCAATGATGGAGCAACAAGACAAATAATTTAGGAGATTCAAATGGGACCAATATCAACCCCTGACCCAATCTACACAAGCGATATAAATAATTTTCAAGGAGAATTATTTCGTGTAGGTGGTCAAAGAACACCTTTCTTATCTGCAATTGGTGGTTTGTCAGGCGGAGGAAAAGTAATACAATCTACTTTCTTCCAATTCCAAACTGCTGATAACGAGACAATCTCTTCAGCACCTACAGAAGGAACTGAAGGCGGACAGCCAACAGAATACCTTGGTAGAAATAGAGGAGCGTATACTCAGGTTACGCAGATATTTCATAAAGGTGTAAAAATGTCATACACAGCTATGGCAGCTTACAACCAACAAAATGCCTTTGATTTAGGCGCAGCAGGATTCAACACCTCAGACGGTGACGGAACACTTACTGCTGCAGACAAGTTAGCTCTTTTCGGAGGTAACCCAATAACAGACGAACTAGCAGAACAACTAGAACTTGCATTAGAAAAAGTTGCTAGGGAAGTAGAATACTTCGCTATCAATGGTACTTTTGCAGATGGTGTTCATGCCTCTAACCCTGTTGGAGACAATAGAACATTTAGAGGACTTGCAGCTCATACTGCGTTGAATGGTGGTAACAAATATTTCAACACAGCTACAGAAGCTACAGGTGGTACTGCTAAGAAACTCGACTGGGATGGCGTAGCAAAATCATTAAAGAAACTTTATGATGCTTCAGCACCAGTTAAGAATCCAGTCCTATTGGTTAACTCAGCTAACATGTTAGAACTTAACAAGCAGCTACATAACCCACAATCAGGTGGTACAACTGCTGCTGTTCTTCCAAGAGACAGAAATGTAGGAGGTATCGACATTGATACTATCATTACACCATTTGGCTCTATTGGAATGATGGTTCTTGACTCAAACATCTTAGGAAGCAATGATGCTTATATCGTAGATATGGCTTATGTAAGTCCTATCTTCACAAACATTCCTGGCAAAGGAACTGTTTTCGTAAGAGACATTGACCAAGACGACTATGCAAGAGTTGCAAAAGCAATCTATATGGAGATGGGAATAGACTTCGGTCCTCCACAATATCACCTTCACATAGATGAAATTGCTACTCCGTAGTAATTAATTTGAAGATTAGGGTGGAACTCCACCTCCACCCTTTTCTTCTGCTATAGTAAGGAAGATATGTACAAGACAAACGTAAAAGAAGTTTTAATAGATATTTCTGATAATACAACTATATCTAGTGGGGTAAACACAGATGGCATGTTGCTTACAGGAATAGTATTTCCTGCAGCTATGACAGGTACAGAAGTTACTTTTGATTTTTCTGTAGACAATACCAACTGGTATGATGTTGTAGAAACAGATGGAACTGCAGTAACATACACAGTCACAGCAGGTGATGTTGTAAGAGTAGACCCTAGTGGTTGGGCTTTTGCATCAAGTGGGTTTATTAGAGTTACATCAGGTAGTGCTGAAGCAGCAGACAGAAGCATAAAGTTAATATTTAGAACAGCCTAGGAGGACCAATGAGTACGACTATTGGTGACCTTGTCGATAGGACTTATCGAGAATATCTCGAACCTATGGATGACTTGGTTAGTTATACAACACTGTCGACTGGTGTAAACACTACTGCTACAGAAATTGTTTTCAATGGTGATTTGTTATCTGTTGAAGAACAAGATGCTTTAGATGCAGGAACTATAATTGAAATAGGTCAAGAGCTTATGCTATGTAAAGACCTTAACGCTGTTACTAATACAATAACTGTAACAAGAGGTGCAAGAGGTACAACTAAAACATTACATACAGCAGGTGACTTAATTAAAATAGCACCACCATTCCCAAGAAAGAATGTGTTTGATGCAGTATCTGACCAAATAAAAAACTTATATCCTACACTATTTGCTGTTGAAACTAAAACAGTTACCGCAGCAGTAGGCTATGAAATACTTGGAACACACGGAACTGACCAAGATAATAATAATTATTTAGTTGCTCCTATAAAAGCAATATCACAATATACAGATTTTTCAGCTAACTCCGATTCAACAGGAATACAGTACAGAGGTGTCACAGTAGAGTTAGTCGACTTACCTAATCCTTTTACATACGTAGACAGTGATGGTGTGTCAAGAACTAAAACATATACAACTGGACCAAATGTAGTAAACGCAATACAAACATATAATATACAACAAGGTCATACCGTATATGTAACATTTAAAAAGAAGTTTATAGACCCTACTGCTGAGACAGATACACTTGCAACAGTAGGATTAGAAGACGAATACGAACCAATTATTATGGCAGGAGTTGCAGCACAACTTATGTCAGGTAGAGATATACCAACAGCAACTGCAGACTACATAACAGACCAGTTATCCGTCAGTAACTTTCCTGTTGATTCTGCTACTAGAATTAGAAACTCTCTTCTTTCATATCAAAGAGCTTTAATACAACAAGCACGAAAGGACCTTAGAGCTAGATATCCTGAACCAGTTACTATCAACAGTATAAGTTACGGATAATGCCTAGAGTAGCCACTACAATAAATACGTCCAATCCTAAAAGATATGGATATGATATTCGTGTTGATAATATATTACTTCGTTCTGCTGTTGGTCCAGGTAGAGAAATGCAGATACAATCTTCAGATGTACAAGAAGGTCAAGTTAATGTAAAGCAAAATGCAGAGGACTTTACTTCTAACTTAGGTCGTATCTATTCACGAAATAATTTTACAGGTGGACAAGGACTAGACACAGCACACAGACAAAATGGTACAACTAAAGATTCAACAAGATTTTGGGATAGCAAAGGTGTAGATGTATTTCATGGAGATGATGAAACTTCTTATCACACACACTTGTTATTTACAACAGCAGATAAAAATGTAAGAGGGGATGATACAACATTTGCAGGTAGTAATAACTATTTAGCACAGACTACTAATGGTGACATATATGTTACTGATGCTAATGTAATTTATAAATCTACAAACAGTGGCTCTACTTGGGGACCAGTAACTACAGGATTTACTATAAACTACAACTTTACTGGTATAGCTTCAGTAGGAGATATGATATTTGCTACAACTGCAGATGGCACAAGTAACTCAGAGCTTATTAAGTTTGATGGTGTATCTACTTGGTCAAAGGAAACAACAGCACAATCTTCATCAGGAGGTTTGAATGGTGTGTGGTTTGCAAAAGGACAACTAGTATTTAGTGGAGATGATGGTTCAGTAGAAAGAGTATGGGCAATAAGTCCATTCAATAAAACTTGGTCAGGTTCTGACTTAGCAGATGCAGCTGCAATCATAACTTTTGAGGATTCACACCACGTATCACAAGTTGTAGATGCAGGTGCAGTAGTCTTAGTAGCTTCTACTAATGGAGATATATATTCAGTCAAAGATGTAGCAGGAACTTTTACACTTAAAGGACAAACAAACATACCTTTTGAAGAAGTACACTCTATAGCTGCAGCAGAAGGAATTGTATTTTTTGGTACAAAAGATTTTACAAGAGCTGTAGGTAGATTTTATCGTGCAGACTTAACAGTTGCAGATGATTTATATGTACTAGCTAATAGACAGTTAATAAAAGAATGGGTTATAACAGATGTAGATACAACACCTAAGCATATGTTTGTTACAAGAGATAGTGTTTATTGTGGAATAAAAGAAAGCGATAGTGAGAGTTACTTGTGGAGATATTACTTACCTACTGCAGGATTCGCTAGAGATTTAGAGATGGGAGCATCAGGTTTTATTACAGGTATAACCAATTCAAATGGTAAGTTTGTTATAGCTGTAGCAGGACAAGATATATTCTTAGAAACATCTACATACGAACTTGAAGGTTATCTTATAATGTCAGCAGCAGATTTCTTTACAGCAGAACATAAACAGTTTGTAGGTGCAGAAACTTCTACATTTACTATGCCTAGTAATACAACAGTAGATTTATTTTACTCAACTAAGTTTGAAGCATTAGATAATCCTAATGACACATCATTTCAATTAGCATTCACACAAGCTACTGGTGTTGGTGATGAAGAAAAACAAATAGCAGAGATTGCTAGATACATCATAGGTAAAGTTGTTTTAAAATCAGAAAATGGTGCAAATACACCTAAAGTTAAATCAGTACAATTTCGTGCATTAGCTAGACCAGAACTTGTAGTTGCACAGATACCTATAAACATATCTGATAGAGTAGAAAGACCAGGAAGAAAACCTATAAAGGTTAAAGGTCTTGGAGATACTTTATATAATGCACTTCGTAGTAAAGAAGGTGATAGTGTTACTTTAGAATTATTTGACCCTTCAGAAATTATTAGAGGTGTAGTAGAAAGAATTAGTTATCCAATTAATTCTAATGTTGAAAGAGGAAGCGTAACACAGTATGCTATAATTACTGTGCGTGGTACTAGACAACCAACTGTTACTGATGTAACAAGTGTTCATGTGTTTGGTATTAACGCATTAGGATTTGTGAGATTTGGTGCATAGGAGATAAATGGCAAACCAAGAAGTAAAGTTTTCAAATTTTTATGAGAGTACACTCTCTACTGGTGGCTTACCACAAAGTGTAGTAAGTTGTACTTTAACAGCAGCACCAACAACAGATGGTAGTACAGCTATTGGTGCAAATTATTATTTAGTAGTAGACCCTGATAATGCTTCTGCAAGAGAAGTTATAGAAGTAACTGCTGCAACTGGAACATCATTATCAGCAATAACAAGAGATAAAGAAGGAAGATATGGAACTCCTGGAGATGCCTCAACTGCACCTAATCATGGAGAAGGAACTGTTGTTCGTATGGCAGTTATCAAAGAAATGTTTGAAGATTTACATGACAGAGTAGATACAAGTATTACTGCAACATCAACAGATACACTAACAAATAAAACTTTTAATGTTGAAGCAACAGGTAACTCTATATCTAACATAGATGTAGCTGACTTAAAGTCAGGGGTACTAGATACAGACATTAGTTCTGTTAGTGGTAGTGATGATACATTAGCTTCAGCAAAAGCAGTAAAGTCTTATGTTGATACACAAGTCAACACAAAGGCATCTTTAGGTATAGTAATAGCGTTGTCATAATGTCAATGTTAATAATGCTCAAAGAAGGTGGAAGTCTAGGAATAGACACCATTGGTAATAAACCTATAGATGAAGATATAGATTTACTACCTGAAGGTGGTAGTTTATCTACAAGTTTCAGAGTTGTATTTAATACATTATCTGTAACAAGTAGCACAAGTAGCACAAGTCGTGCTATAGTATTAGAAGTATAGAAATATATGATGGAGAAGATATAAAATGGCAGAAACATTCAAGAATGCTTACTTAGATGTAACCGATTCTGAAGCGGATTTTTACACTTGCCCAGGTTCTACAACTGCGATTGTTCTTACATTAAGAATGACAAATGTTGATGGAACTAATTCAGCAACTGTAGATGCAAAAGTTTTAGATAGTGATGGTTCAACTAACTCTATGATTGCTTCAACAATATCTGTACCTGCAGATAGTACATTAGAACTAGCAGGTGCTTCAAAGATTGTTTTAGAAGCAGGAGATAAAGTCAGATTAACTGCAAGTGCAGCTAGTGATATAGAAGCATTTGCCAGTATTTTAGAAATTACATAATTAGGAGATTTTTTAATGGGTAGAACTAATGAATTTGGTTATTTAGGTGCAGGACCTGAACAAACAGCTTCAGGTAATAATGGCGTGTTCTCTTTTACCGAAGCAAATTCTTTAAACAATGATGGTGCATTTAGCAGTGCAGGGTCTACAGAGCTACTTGAATTACTTGTAGTAGCAGGTGGTGCAGGTGCTTCAGGTTCTAACAGTAATGGTAGAGGTGGCACAGGTGGTGGTGGTGCAGGTGGTTTTAGAAACAGCACTACACAAACTGTTACAAGAGGTACTAATGTTACAATAACTATAGGTGCAGGTGGAACAGGTGCTACAGGTCAGGGTACTGATGGTAGTGAAAGTTCATTCGGTTCATTCGAAAGTCATGGTGGTGGTAAATCAAGAACTGCAACAACTGGTTCATCAGGTGGTTCCGGTGGCGGTGGAAGTAATGATGGTAGTAGCAATATAAGTGGTGGTTCAGGTAACGAAGGAGGTTATACTCCTTCTGAAGGTTCAGGTGGTGGACAAAGTCGTGGCGGAGGTCGTGGCGGTGGCGGTGGTGGCGGTGGTGCTACTGGTTCAGGTGGACATGGTGGTACTGATGTTAATGGTCACTTTGGTGGTGCAGGAAAAGAAAATTTATTGACAGGTACTTCACTTTATTATGCTGCAGGTGGTAATGGTAGTAGAGGTAGTGGAGGAACAAACAATGCTAAAAGCAACTCAACAGATTTAACTACATCTTCTGCAGGACGAGGAGATGGTGGTAATGGTGATGGACAAAATGGAACTTCTGCAATAGCTAATTCAGGTTCAGGCGGTGGCGGTGGCGGACACCCAACTGGAGATGGTGGTAATGGTGGTTCAGGAGTAATTTTATTTAAAGTAGCAAATTCAAAAAAACCAGTCTCTACAACAGGTTCTCCAACAGAAATATCTATAGGTGATAACACAGTTTATAAATTTACAGGAGATGGGTCGGCACAGTTCTAATGGCACACTTTGCAAAACTAGATGAAAACAATGTAGTCTTATCAGTTCATGTTGTAGATAACACAATTATTACAGATGAAAATGGAGATGAGCAAGAAAGTTTAGGAATAGCATATCTGCAAAATCTACATGGAGATGACACTAATTGGGTACAAACTTCTTATAATAAAAATATAAGAGGTTCTTATGCGGGAAAAGGTAGCACATATAATTCAGAGACAGAGAAGTTTATTATACCTGCAGAATTTCCATCTTGGGTACTTGACGAAAATGATGAATGGCAACCACCAGTAGATTATCCTGCAGACTTTAATGCTACACCTGCTTTAAAAGGATACGTATGGAATGAAGATACAAAATCTTGGGATACAACATGGGAAGCAACAGAAGCATATCCAACAGATGGTAAAACTTATAGTTGGATTGATGGGGCTTGGGTAGATATTTCAGACCAATAATTTAAAAAGGTGGAACATGGCATTTATACTTACACATTTTGAAAGCAATGTAAAAACCTATGTGTCAACTGTTGAATTACCTTTCCAATATCAGACAGATTTAAAACCCAATCAAGATGGAAATTTATCAACTACATTAAGAAGCGTTTATAATGGTCTTAATATAACAACTAATCAAAGTACTTTACCAAGATTATTAGTGTTAGGAGATTTACTATAGAACTTAATATATATCCTATAAAAAAAGAATATGAAATACTTTTAAATGCTTACCCGCCAGTATCTGCAAATAAATTTCTACCTAAATGGTATAAGGAAAAAAAACCAAACTATGTAACTACAGAAGATGTTCTTGTAAATCCTTTAATACAGAAGCATGCGAAGCAATGTCCTGCAATACAAGATTACTTAGTTGACGGTGTTGTGATACCTGCATGGACAGATATACAAATAGTTGTAAATCAAAATGGTGTTGTTGAATGGAATGTACCTGTTGGAAACAGTATTGCTTTTGATAATAATTTTTTAGACAAACAGGACCAAAAACAAATAGAAGGTATGGGTTTATGGGATATAGAAAATTTAGGTGTGTTAAAATTAAATACACCCTATATGTTTGAAACACCTGAAGGTTATGGCACACATTTTTATGACCCTTTCTATCATCATAGAAATAATATAAGATTGTTACCTGGTAAAGTAGAAACAGATATATGGCACGAGGTAAACTTTCCATTTGAATTTGACAATACAGATGTACCAAAAGACAGCAAACTAATTTCTGTCAAAGCAGGAGAGCCATTAGTCGTAGCATCTGTGTATAAAAAATCAGATAAAACTAAATTAAATTTACACAGTTACTCTGAAGAAAAAGATAATTTATATAATAGAAACAATGGTTTAAATAATACTGTTAGTAATAATTGGCGCAGAACAAAGAAAATATTAGATGAAGAAGAATAAAATTAAATTTGCTATGTTCTCTGACATGGTTTATTACAATAAAGATTTACACCCAAAACCTATGAGAGAATATATACCTCATTGGTTTAAAAAAATACCTAATAAAGATTACCCAAGTACAACAACAGTACAAACCTGTCCCTCATTCTTAGATGTATTTAAAGAAGGTTATGTAATAACTACACCTGTTGATGTAGAAATTGAAGTCAAAGAAGATGGTTCATTTACATGGCAAACTAAAACAATCTTTGATACAGATGCTTTACATACAGTAAGAGCAGACTTTATATCAGGACATAATGATGTTCAGATGGTAAATCATTTACCTAAAGATTCAAGTATTGTTAAAGTTTTAAAAATGCAATTTCCTATGTATGTTATGACACCACCAGGATATTCATGCAGACAAATACCTATGTCATACTTGTTTGAAGACAATGATGATTGGGAGAGTGTCTATGGTATTTTAAAAACGGATGTCATTAACGAACTTAATATACAAATAGCAATAAAAAAATACAATAAAAAAATACTTATACCACAACATACACCCTTGTGTGTATACGTACCTTATAAGAGAGAAAAACAATTAGCAATGGAAGTTACTAAATATTCTGAAGATGAAGAAGCAAAAAAATATTTTAATAAAAATTACTTAACAGTTCACGGTACTTTTAAAAGTGGTTATCTTAGAAATTTTAGAAAGACATGATATAATCCAATAATGGATTTTATAATCGGATTTTTATTAGGTTATTTTTTAAAAGAAATTAGTTCTTATCTTAAAAGATTAAGTAAGTGGGACTTAGATAATCGTGCCTATGATAAAGAATGGGACTGGATGTCGCATGAGGATTTACCATAAATGACAGACAGCAATGGCTATACCCAAAAGGAACTTCTTAATATGGTTATTGAACGACTCGATAAAATTGAAGATAAGCTAGATGCCAAATTAGATAAGGCAGAGTTTTATAAAGTATTAATGCTCATTGTAGCAATAGGTGGAGTTGTCGCAGCCTTTGTAATGTAATGCTAAGACTTCTCTTAGCTTTATTCTTATTAATACCTACCCCTGTATTCGCAGAAGAAGTACCTAATGAAGTTACAGTTAACGAAGCGTTCGAGGATGACACATACGAAACAGGTTTAACTATTAGTGGTGGTAGCAGTGATGCGTATATTTACTGTAATGAACAAGGAAGATATGGAACAACAGGTTGTTCATTAGCTATACAGAGTGGTACTTATTTATTTGAATTTGCAGAAGATGTATATGAGATAGGATTTCTAGTTGGTGCAGTAAATAATACTTATGATGTTAAGTATTACTACTCTGATGAAACAGATGAAACTATAAACAAAGCAGCACAATCTTGGGGAGAAGATGGTAATGCTATGTATGATGATTTCTACAAATCATTTACTGATTACAACAATGATGAAGCCAACACAGATA